ATGATTAAAATTGAATTTAATGGCGTTAAAGGTCAACCAGATTCACGTAAAGTTACAGTAAACGTTCCATGTAATGAAATGTGGGGTCCTGTCGGCAGTTGCCCAGTTCTTAGCGAAGTTCGTGGTTGGTTTAAAGATCCTAACCTAGAAGAACTTGGTCGTAAATACTGGAAGAAAAAGAGCTATGTGTTCCAGGGCTTTGTAACAGAAAACAGCCTACAAGAAGAATCTGCTCCTGAGAATCCAATTCGCAGATTCATTATTAATCCAAGCATCTTTAAGATCATCAAGGGTGCCTTAATGGATACAGACTTTGAAAACATTCCTACAGATTACGAAGCCGGAACTGACTTCCGTCTAACAAAGTCACAAAAAGGTCAATACGCAGATTATAGCACAAGCACTTGGGCACGTCGTGAACGTAGTCTTAATAGTGAAGAACGTGCTGCTGTTGAAAAGTTTGGTCTATTTAATCTTAACGATTATTTGCCAAAGCAACCTAATGACGAAGAACTTCGTGCAATTCAAGAAATGTTCGAAGCAAGCGTAGATGGTCAGTTGTATGATCCTGAACGTTGGGGTAACTTCTATCGTCCTGCTGGAGTTCAAATTGATACCAGCAACAGCGCAGCAAACAACAGTGCGCCAAAGCCTGCAGCAAAGAGTGTAGCACAGCCTGCTATGCGTCCTGCACCTGAAGCTCATGTTGATGAGGATGACGAGATCCCTTTTGAAGGATCGGCTCCAAAGCCCAGTGCGCCGATTGTTAAACCGGCAGCTGGCGAAGCGAAACCTAGCGCACAAGATATTCTAGCAGCGATTCGTGCTAGAGGCTCAAACTAATAAAATATAAAATGCTTAGGGCGGCATAAGTCGCCCTAATTGCCTTTTAAAGGAGATATTTCAATGGCTAAACCTTTCGATATTTCGAAGTTTCGCAAAAGTATTACTAAAAGTGTGCCAGGTCTTAGTGTAGGATTTAGAGATCCCGACACATGGATTAGCACTGGCAACTATTGTTTAAATAAATTAGTGAGTGGCGACTTTTATGGCGGTATTCCTCTAGGAAAAGTTACAGTGTTTGCAGGCGAGTCTGGCGCAGGCAAGTCGTTTATTTGTTCTGGTAACTTAGTTCGTGAAGCACAACAAAAAGGAATTTTTGTAGTTCTTATTGATACAGAGAATGCACTAGATGAAAAATGGCTACATGCACTAGGTGTTGATACAGACGAATCTAAATTGCTAAAACTTAACATGGCAATGATTGATGATGTTGCTAAAGTTATCAATGATTTTATGACAGATTATAAAAAAGAATATGCGGACAAGTCAGCAGAAGACCGTCCTAAAATCTTATTTGTGCTAGACTCGTTAGGTATGATGCTTACACCTACTGACGTTAATCAGTTCGAAAAAGGCGACCTTAAAGGTGATATGGGTCGTAAACCTAAAGCACTTACTGCACTTGTGCGTAACTGCGTAAACATGTTCGGCGATTATAATATCGGTCTTGTTGCAACTAACCATACATATGCAAGTCAAGATATGTTTGACCCTGATGATAAGATTAGCGGCGGACAAGGCTTCGTTTATGCATCAAGTATTGTTGTTGCTATGAAGAAGTTGAAACTAAAAGAAGATGATGACGGTAACAAGATTAGTGAAGTTCGTGGTATCCGTGCTTCATGTAAGATTATGAAAACACGTTATGCTAAACCGTTTGAGTCAGTACAAGTTAAAATTCCTTACGAAAGTGGAATGAGTCCTTATAGTGGTCTTGTTGACTTTTTTGAAGCTAAAGGTGTACTAAAGAAAACAGGCAATCGTTTAGAATATGTCGATAAAGACACAGGTGAAGCTATTGCTAAATTCCGCAAAGCATGGGAAGCCAACGAGGGCGACCATTTGGATCTTATCATGCGGCAATGGAACGACCACGACACAGATTCAGTAATGGAAGAACTAAATACCCAGGATGATCCCCACACCATCTTGGAGGAATAAATTAACTATGAAACTAAACGAATCTGAAATCCAAACATACGTTGATATTTGGATGGCAATGAAATCGTATCTAAACCCTAAAGAAAAAGATACTGCATGTGAAAAGTTCTTAGACATTATTAATGAAAATGTTTGCGACTTATCTGAAACTGCAGACGAATGGGTAGGATATGATAGCACACTTGACAAAGTCTTAAGAGAAGTATACATTGATAGCGACAGCTATGAGGATTACGACTCTGATGACGAAGATAAATGGTAAGTAATGAACTGGTTTAGAGAAATCCGCCAGGACATATCTCAAATTATTCCTGCAATTGATTATTATGAATTACAACTTGCTGAAGCTCGATTCGAGTGCGGCCTTAAAGGTAATGTTGAGAAACATAGCCGTGACATGCCGGGTATAGTTGAACATCGTTTTAACCAATTGCAGGAAATTGAAGCAATACTAGAATATCTAAATATTGAACTTCGTAAAAAAAGAACCGAACACTACAGAAAATTTCTAGAACATTACAACCGTGCATTAACAAGTCGTGATGCAGAAAAGTATGTAGACGGTGTTCAAGAAGTAGTAGATCAACAGCACATTGTAAACGAATTTGCACTTATACGTAACAAGTATATGGGTCTAATTAAGGCCCTTGATGCGAAGCAGTTTCAAATTAATAACATAGTAAAATTAAGAGCAGCAGGATTAGAAGATGTCTCATTATAATATTGCAATCGGCTCCGATCACGGAGGCTACGAACTGAAAACCGCTATACTAGAACATTTAAAAAAGCGAGATCCGTTTTTAGATATGTATACTTGCAGAGTAGTGGATTTCGGATGTCACAACACTGAAAGCGTAGATTATCCAGACTACGCTCGAGCAGTCTGTAACACAATAAACGCAAGCAACGATGTTGGTATCTTAGTATGTGGAACTGGAATTGGTATTAGTATTGCAGCCAATCGTCATAGCCACATTAGAGCCGGGCTTTGTCACAACATTGAAACTGCAAAGTTGACAAGACAACATAACAATGCAAATGTGTTGTGTTTAGGTGGCCGGATTACATCTGTAGACGATGCTATCAAAATAGTTGATACATTTCTGACTACTGAATTTGAAGGTGGTCGCCATCAAAAAAGATTAGATAAATTGTAAAATAACTCTTGCAATCCATGACGTCTTACACTATATTATAAGTGTAGGCGATAGAGGAGACTGCCAATGACGAAACCCGCTCGTAAGACTGTTGAAGTTGGTAAAGTTCTTAAGATTGCAAATAACTTCCTTGCTGCAAAGCACACCAACGCCGACGAGCGTGAAGCTGTTGCTGCAGTGATCGAAGCTGTGCTTTTCGAGACCGGTAACTATCGTGGCTTTGCTTATCTGCCTAAAGAGAACTATACCCACGAGGCAGGATTTGAATCCGATGGCACTCGTCGGCGCTACTTTGTAAGCGGCGCTATCGATGCCGACTACGAAGCAGAAGATCGTAACATCAACAAAATCCGTGCGTAAGGAGAATAACATGAACCCTTTGGCTTTTTTTGCAATGGTAGGCTTTGTGCTGTTGCTGATCGTCAGCACCGCAGCCTACACCTTTTCCAAATGCGGCTGGTATACTTTTGCACTAGGCAACGGTGCTGGAATGGCTGCTATCACTGGCATGTGCGATAAACTTAACGAGGAATAACATGGACTGGACCATTGAGGAATACTTAGAGTTTGAGCGCCAGTTGCTTGAACAAGCGGAAGAAGACGAAGAATATCAAAAAGACGATCCAGTCTACTGGTGCTAATATGTCAGAATTTCTAATCTCATGGGATACCAATGGCATCGAAGCCATTATCCCTATTGGCGAACAACGTAGTGAAAATCTAGTAGCTAAGTTGTCAGGCCAACCCGAGCCGTTTAATATCGGGTCAACATACAATATGCTATGTATGCGGGCTCGGTTTAATCCGCAACGTTCTCCTCAAATTTGGGGCATTAACGTAGACGACAGTATCACTGAAGCAATGCTACGTGAAATTGCAGACACTACTCCACAAGTTCTTGTTGACCTTGTAAAAGAAAAAGGTGTGAAATTTTTTGGAGATAAAATGCAAAAAAGTGTAATTTCTTACTGAAAAGCGGTTGACATTCAAGAGCTCTTACATTATATATAATATGTAGACAGCGAAGAAGAGGACTTCAAAGATGGCTTATGTGTCGCAAGAGATGAAGCGTGTTAAGGCCCCTGCTATCAAAGCAGTGCTTGCTAAGTATGGCGTAAAAGGTTCTATCAGTGTTGGCAATCATTCGTCGCTTGTTGTGACCCTGAAAGAGGGTGCGCTGGATCTGATCGGCGAAGCTAACAAATCCAATCGTGAAGTTGCCGAACGCCGCAATGAACGTTTTTACCCTGTAGAGGGTAACTATAGTGTTAATACTTACTGGATCGACGACCACTACAAAGGTAAGATCCGTTCGTTCTTCAAAGAGCTGCTTGCTGCAATGCGTGGCAATGACTGGTTCGACGAGAGCGACTCGATGACCGATTACTTCCACACTGCGTTCTACACCGACATTAATGTTGGTCGCTGGAACAAGCCCTACGTTCACTCGAAATAAGGAGATAAGATATGCCTTGCAGATCTGATGGCTGGGATATGCCCGAAACGCCAAAACGTAACGGGATGGATATCGATCAGTTTGAAGCATCGTTGTGTGCGGTGTTTACGGTGCTAGAAGCAATGAATGATGCTGCACTGGATCAACTTCTCGATAAGGTTGACTGGAAAGAAGCCGGCGTAAAGCGTGGGCATGTTGAGGCTTGGTGGAAGCGTCATAAGCGTGAAGATGAAGATCGCCGCAAGCGTGAAGCTGCTGAAAAACGTAAAGACGATCTGCGTAAGATCGCAATCGGCAAACTAACGCCAGAAGAACTTGCTATTCTTGGGATTCGGCTGTAATATAATAACACAACCAATGGAGCAACCAGTGAGACATATTCATAGCGGAAATCTTAGCTACTTGACTCGGCTGCACAAAACCAAATATGGTAGCCGTAAGTTTTGGATGAAATTTCTTACACAGTGGGCAGACGGCAAGATGACTGTTGAATTTATTCCTTACGAAACGGAGAAAAACTAATGGCACATTACATCCGAGTTGATGGTGAGATTATTGCCGTTGCAACTGATGAACGAGACGCAACGGCAATTGCTACTGGTATGACTATCGACCTTGATAAAAAAGATAAAAAAGTTACAGTCACAAAAGAATAACGTTGACAAACTAGCGAAAACAAGATATAAATAATACTGTAACAAGAGATACAAAAATGAAACTAGCAGATTACTTTATGATTCGAAAAGATTTGTTTAGAGAAGGTAACCAAGTTCTACTGGACTTCGGTAACTATCATCTGAGCATTATTGACGACGGCATGGGTAAAACTGCAAATCTCTTTGAAATCGCAACCTTTAATTCCAATGACGGAATTGCATCGGACTTTGTTGAACTGCCTGGCATTACTGATAAGCGTGGTGTTCGTGGTCACTTGACAGAAGATGATGTTGACGCTATTATTAAAAAGATGTATAGTGTAACTGGTCGATTACCTGTTCAGATATAAAAGTTGTTTTTTGCTGGTTCCTTAGCTCAGCTGGATAGAGCAACTGCCTTCTAAGCAGTGGGTCGTAGGTTCGAGTCCTACAGGGACCGCCAAAAAACAATTTATGCGGGCATGGTGAAATGGTAGCCACGAGAGACTTAAAATCTCTTGCTTATGCGTCCCGGTTCGAGTCCGGGTGCCCGCACCAGAAATACGCCCTTGTAGGCCAATAGGTAGAGTCAGCAGACTTAAAATCTGCGTAGTGTCGGTTCGAGTCCGACCGGGGGCACCAAAGTTAGGGGGATTAGCTCAATTGGTTAGAGCGTCCGACTCATAATCGGCAGGTTATCGGTTCAAGTCCGGTATCCCCTACCAAAACGGAAGGATAGTATAATTGGTGAATGCCTACGTCTCATAAACGTAACTATCTGGGTTCGAGTCCCAGTCCTTCCACCAAGCTAGAGTAATACGATGATTAAAGTCCAAAGCAAACTTCCTAGAGACGTAGTAGTTGCTTGCAGCGGCGGCGTTGATAGTATGGCTATTGTTGATTTTCTGAAAAGAAATCATCGTATTACTCTACAGTTTGTGCATCACGGCACTGAAACAAGTGAACAAGCACACGAGTTTCTTACGCAGTATGCAACAGATAATGAACTTAAACTACACACAGCACATATCAACACTGTTCTGCCTAAAGGTGTAAGCCAAGAAGAACACTGGAGAAATGAACGCTACAAAATTTTTAATGCTTGGCAGAAACCGGTTATCACTTGTCATCACTTAGATGATTGTGTAGAAACGTGGATTTGGTCAAGTATGCACGGTGAGGGTAAAGTTATTCCTTACCAAAACGAAAACGTAATTAGACCTTTTAGGCTAAACAGAAAGCACGAGTTTATCAATTGGTGTAAACGAAAAAATGTAAGTTGGATCGAAGACAAATCAAATCTTGACACATCATATATTAGAAACTATATTCGTAACAACATTGTAGAACAGCTTCTAGTTATCAACCCAGGTCTACATAAAGTAATCGCAAAGAAAATTGAAAACGAACACAAAGGACACATGTAATGGAAATCTCACTACGTAAAGCAAACGCACTACAACACGCAATCAACGAGATGCTAGGCACACTAGACCTTAGCACTGAAGTCTCAATTAATGAATTCGAAAAGCCAAGTGAAAAGGTCACCGAAGCTATTAGTCGTTTTGAAACACACCTTGCTACTCGTGGTAAGCTAATTGCTGTGCTTTACGAGATTCGTAAGGCAGTTGCTGATGCAAATGCAGCTTCGGGCATTGACGGGCACCTTGCTGATGTAGCAATGCTAGACAAGGACATCCAGCTATACGGGCGTCTAAGCAAGCTAGAGCCTGCAGTAGCGAACGATGTGTTGGTAGGCAAGCTAGGCAAAATTAAAGGCCGTGACAAGTCTGACATGTATGGTCGTTACGGTGATGACACTGTCACAACTAACATCTTCGATAAAGATAAGATTGAACGATTTAAGTCAGAACTTGCACGTCTAAAGCGAGCAAAGACTGCACTGCAAGATGGATTGCTAGAGCTTAACGTAAGCACTACAATTACATTGGACACCGAAACTGAACGTTTCCTTGTTCGTGCAGGTATTGTAGAATAAGTTTTGGTAGACGCAGGGCAAGGCAACTTGCCCGAAACTACCCGGAGTAGGAGAGAGAAACGAGAATAAAGGCGGGCAAGCGTTACTTGCATATCAAACGATCGGTTATGATCTCCGCTATGTGTTCCGATTTTATTATATTCGTCTTAATTGACACTGCATTTTGATAATCGGAAATATAGGCATTGTAGATTGCGTTTTGTTTGTTGCACAAGTAGGTCGGTAAACCACGCTACATGCACTTTGCTGGATCTTTATTACTCACTCTTTCCTCTCTGTTTTAATTTAGCCCCTGTAGGCCAATTGGTAGAGTCGGCGGATTCAAAATCCGCATAGTGTCGGTTCGAGTCCGACCGGGGGCACCAAGTTTTAGTCTGCGTCTTGTAGTATTATAATGGAGATTTTACTACCCATGGCGCAAAAATGGACCGATAAGAACATTCGAAGTAAGAAGTCCTAACACTGCTGGTATAACCGTTAAATGCTTTCTCAGGCTGTGCAGTTGCCGGACGCAGACTAAATAATTTAAGATGATAAATAAAAGTGTAAGATAATTTTATCTCAGATGATAAATAAACTTATATAGGGAATACAAAGTTCAATGATTACATGCGGAACCACAGCACAGAATACATGGTCACTAGGGGGCAATCCTAGTGTCGATTCCGTGCGGGCGGGCCGAGGTAGTTAAGAACAAACAAACAGTTCGAACACCAAGGCCCCAAGCGAAAAGCGAGGGGCTTTTTTAATGGCTCAAAAAAAGATAAAAAAAGACAAAATAATAGTTGACAGGCAAGATATCATACACTATATATAACTAGTAAGGAACGCAGACGCAGCAACGCAGAGCTTCCAAACAAAAAAGAAAAAAGTTGTTGACAAAGCAAAAACAAGACGCTAAGTTAACAAAGTAAGCAAGAAGTTGTTTACACGCTCTTTGACAATTTAGACGTATTACGGTAAGCTATTATAGCTTATCACATTCCTTAGCGAAAGCGATGATAGGGATTGTAAGTAGACAATGTATGCACCAACATACATTAATAAACTCTACTTACACATACTTACTGGTCGTAATTGGCCGTTTAGTGCATTTACCAAGTTTTGGGCGCCGCATCTAGCAAGCAATGGCAAGCGAATGATGATAAAACGGTGTAAAATACAACTGCTAAACGGCGGTCAGTAAGTAGCTGTAAGTAGAGTTATCTAACGCTGTTAATAATTTGCAACAGCATTTGATGATTATGCCAAGTAGTAATAAGATTACTGATGGCTAGTGCAAAACTAACCATTATTATACACGGTAGTAAAACAGACCAAATCTTTTTTATCATCGTGTATTTATACTAGCGCCGGAGGATGACTCTGTAAGCCGCAAGAAACACGGTACTTGCTTGAGGCCAAGTGGCTAAGTCCCAGTGGAGCAAGTTAAATCGCCTGTAAGGGTAGAGCCAAACACATAATGTTCCTCGTTAGCTCAGATGGTAGAGCAGGAAATGTTCCCCAGTAGCTCAGCGGAAGAGCGACGAGCTGTTAACTCGTTGGTCGGTGGTTCGATCCCATCCTGGGGAGCCAATTTAATGGTAGAGGATAAATAAAAATGTAATATTTTTAACAGGACTCTACCTATGAAAACAAAAGATAAAACATTTACTTGCGAATATTGTACTACAGAATTTGCGTTTAAAGGTTACAGCAGTAATCACAAATACTGTAGTTTAGAATGTAGTAAGTTAGGAGCAAAAGCAAATGCTATTGCTTTAAGAGAACGCCGTTATAACGACTGGTTAGAAGGAAAGGCTCTAGATGTAAAGCATCCTAGAGCACTAATTAGAGAATTTGTTATCAGAAGAGATGGTTACAAATGTAAATGTTGTGGTATATCAGAATGGAATAGCAAGGAGATTAGTTTATGGTGCGACCATATTGATGGTAATGCGACAAACAATCACCCTAGCAATTTTCAATTGATATGTCCAAACTGTGATAGCCAACAAGATACATTTGGAGCCAAGAACACAGGAAAAGGCCGTAAAGCGTTAGGATTACCGCAGTACGGTTAAATTAAAATTAGGAGCGTGGGCAGGATGGTAATGCAGCAGATTGCTAATCTGTACTACCCGCAAGGGTAGACTGGGTTCGATTCCCAGACGCTCCGCCAAGTTAGTGTAAGCGAAACTGAGTCCTGAACATGCCGTTTGAAGTACCGCGGATTTAGGCAGTAGGGAAGCTTCGATGGAGTGCCGCGGTCGAACTTACATTAAACAAGCACACTAGCATCAGGCTAGTCCAGACCGTAAGGTTAACGGTGACAAGCAGGGAGAGACCTGCACAACAATTCTGTTTTCCGCTATATCCCGTAAACGAGGGTCGGCCACCCAAACTTTACTGAAACACGCAATGCGCTGGGGTATAGCGGAAAACAGAATATTGCGGGGTAGAGAAGTGGTCATCTCGTCTGGCTCATAACCAGAAGATCGTTGGTTCGAATCCAACCCAGCGCAACCAAGTTTAGACTGGATATAATCACCCCTTGTGAGGGTGACCCTAGCAATAGGTCAAGGCTGCAAACAGCCCAGTCTAATATTATACGGACACTTGGCAGAGATGGATTATTGCACCGGTCTTGAAAACCGACGGCGCTGAAAGGCGTCCCAGGGTTCGAATCCCTGAGTGTCCGCCATAAATTGGCCCTATGGTATATGGGTATTACACTAGGCTGTCTACCTGGTGAACGGGGTTCGAGTCCCCGTAGGGTCGCCAAGATACTTGAGTGCTAGTAAGTGAAAGGTGCTACAGTTTAGCGGCTGTAGTAAAAAAGGAAATGCATCCTTCCAAGTAACTGTAATAGCTTACCCCAAGAACGCAAGTTCATAACTGCAGGCGCCGTAATTTGCAGATAATGCTGTTGATGTTGTGGCAACAGGCTCAAGTAATAAAATAAAAAAAAAGATAAAAAAAGTGTTGACAATGACAGCAACACATACTATATTAAGAACATAAACAGCAAACGTGTTGTTTATGCGTTCTTTGAAAATTTGGTAAACACTGTGTTTACACAGGTATATTGGGTAGTAGCACTGTCAAGTAACTAGGGTGGTTCCTAGCGAAACAACAGGGCCACACGCTACTGACAATAGGTTGAAATGGCAATGCTAACCACTATGTCTATCGACTGACGATAAGATAAACAATATATCGTTGTAAACACAGTAAGATGGGCGGCTTAGCGTCCAACTTAAGGGTAAGTGCAGTAATGCACCCAAAGCAAGGTTTCCTATAAACTTGCGCTGTAGCAATACAGTCCATCTATGCAAGCCTGAACTAGAGTTGACTCGGGTACCGAAAGCAACTCCCGTCCGTAGAAAGGCGGTAGGCAGTAAGTTAGGAATAGTGTCCGAAAGGATAGTCGCAGAGCCAGTCGGTGAGCGATAAGAGGGTTGGCGCCCAAACACTGTTCAGCCAAACTAACGAATGCTGAAAGTTAACAGGTAGCTACAGAGTCTGAGCCCGCAAGCAAAGGCATGGTAGCATCTTGAGAGTGGAAGGGTTAGGCCCCGGATACTTAAAAAGACGTTGAGTAGCTCGCAAGGCAAAAGACAGTCGGTGTGTTGTATTCTGTATCTAACAAGATATGGAGCAACTGGGACAGCACATCGAAGTAGGTTCGCAAATAGCTCAGCGGTAGAGCAATCGTATTGATAAACGATCGGCGAAGGTTCAATCCCTTCTTTGATAAACAAAAGCGAAAGACTGTCCCGGTACGTTGTGAAAGGTGGTTAATGCCACACTCGCAAGAGAATGTGGTCTACGGATGCTCGCAAGGCTGATGTAGTTGTTCGGAAAGATAGCGTAACGGTTTAGCGACTGTGAACTGCTCGCAAGGCAGACGAAGGATAGAAGGACGAGTAGCAACGTGCGACGAGAGAAACGCCACTCTCCAAAAAAGGCACCACTGGGAGATACAGGATGACCGTAAAAGGCTCCTGTGGATAACGACAGAACGTGGCTCGCAAGGCTAACGGTAATGGTCAAAGGCTCCCGTCCTAAGCTGTAATCTCAAGCTAGGCAAAACATTACGTTTTGATGATACACATATATACTAACAGAGGCTTAGTCCGGAGAGCGTTATGCTAAGTTTATGTGTATCTTCTAAACGTAAAATAAATACTTTACGGGCTCTTAGCTCAGTTGGGAGAGCGGTAGCTTTGCAAGCTTCAGGTCAGCGGTTCGATCCCGCTAGGGTCCACCAAAATAATGCGGGTGTAGCTCAGGGGTAGAGCGGCTGCTTGCCAAGCACCAGGTCACGGGTTCGAATCCCGTTACCCGCTCCAAGTTAGGTTTTCGGTTAAGCCATTTAAAACCGTAAATGTATGTGAGAGGACAATATGAAAACGTTAGAAGAAAAAGAACAGTTTTACACTAAATGTGGAGAATTACTAGGAATAGAACATGTTTACACTACACCTGTTCCTAGACGTAACAGATGGAATAATAGACGTCTTGGTAACGGACGCTATCCAGGATTTGGATTGATACACTGTTACGGTAGTAGTGTGCGAGTTATGAGTAAACACGGAACACGTATGTTTAACTCATACGATGCTGTTTATGAATATTTAATAAAAGTTTTGCCCTTATAGCTCAGCTGGTAGAGCACCTGATTTGTAATCAGGGGGTCGGGAGTTCAAGTCTCTCTGGGGGCACCAAATACAAAGGTCGATGGCCCGGATGGTAAGGGGATGGATTGCAAATCCATAGCACTGCAAAGTAATGTGTTCGAATCACATATCGACCTCCAAAATATGCGGATATAGGCCAATTGGTAGAGTCGCTGCGCTTAGAACGCAGATGTTGGGGGTTCGAGTCCCTCTATCCGCACCAAATATGTTGGGAAGTAGCTCAATTGGTAGAGTAGCGGACTTTGAATCCGTTGGTTGTAGGTTCGAATCCTACCTTCCCAGCCAAAAATTATCTGGGTGTAGCTCAGCCTGTGTTAGAGTGCTCGCCTTGGAAGCGAGAGGTCGAAGGTTCAAATCCTTTCACCCAGACCAAAATATATCCGAGTGTTACAGGCTGTAGCTTAGGTGGTAAAGCGCCTGATTTGGGATCAGGAGACCGAAGGTTCGAGTCCTTTCAGCCTGACCAATCAAGTTTATTACTTTTACGACGGTTGATTTTCCACGGTAGATACTGTAAATTATCTTGATGATGAAGACCGCCCTTGCTAATAGGCACTATATGATCCACTTCGTGTTCATCGGGACAGTTTTCGTAGATTTGTTGTATTAGTTTTAGATCAGCATTTGCAGGAGTTTGCTGTTTCTGCTTTGCATGGTATCTTTGCCATGCTTCGTTGGCAATAGCTCTTTTACGTTTATAATGAGCATCGTCTTTAGGAACACGGCTTGCAATCTGGGCACATTTATGTGAGCAGTATAAGTTTTTAGTGTGGTAGGAAGTTTCTTTTTCTGTGCCACATAGACGGCAAGTAAAAGTAGATTTAGTCTTACCGCAAGTTTTAAGATGTATTCCTAAACCTTGCGATTTTTTAAATTCTTTATTACAATTTGGACATGTGTTCATAATATTATTTAGCCTGGTAGCGCAGATTTCAAATCCTGCTACTCGGACCAATAAATTGTAGTGTTGAGCAACGACAACAAGACTGCTACAGCGGTCTACTACATTCGGTAAGCGGGACCGTTCGTTGTAACAGCTAAACAAGACGACCGAAGTAAACTAGTTTAGACCTAGCGAAAAGGGCCAACTGCCTGTGACGTGCATTCCGGGGTCAGAGAAGTTGGGGATATGGTTGCAATGGTTACCTGAACAAAATTCATTGTGGAATGTCGTTTACTGTCTAAGAATAATCTGTTACACCGAAATAGTAACTCCGGATGATAGTAACCGGTTTATAGAGATTCAATGCGGGTGTAACTCAGAGGTAGAGTGTCAGCCTTCCAAGCTGTTCGTCGTGGGTTCGATTCCCATCGCCCGCTCCAAATTTATGTCGGTGAAGGAAAGTGGTAATCCGCAGGTCTCCAAAACCTTGAGAACAGAGTTCGATTCTCTGCACCCTCGCCAATTATGACCGAATGTCACTGTACTGGTCTAGTCACCTTTATACACTTCGGTCGTCTTATTTGCGCCCTTGGACAAGATGGATTGTCAGAGGATTCTAACCCTTAGTAGACGGGATCGTTACCCGTAGGGCGCACCAATATTACAAATCGACAACTTGAAAGGAAATAAAATGTCGTAGATTGAATATGCTTGTAAGGAATTAGTTTTCCATTTTAACAAAAAACACTTAGAAGATGATACTATCCCAATGTGGGTTATCAAGTTTCGTGGAGAAACATATTATGTTAACCACGTAGACTGTAGCGTTCCGTGGTCAACCAAAGAAACGCCAGATAACAACCACACCAAAGGCAGTATCAAAGTTAAGAACTGCTTAGTAGTAATTGATGATTCAAACACAGCAATTATTACACCATTAACTGAAGACGATAAGAAAACTCTCGAAAGTAAGAAAAAATTTACACGCATTATTACTAGTTACGGTGCAAAGTTGAAGACAGCAATCGACGACTTAGGACTCGAAACTGGTTATATTAAAAAAGCAGGCGGCGGCTGTAGCACGTTATGGTTCATCACTGAGTTGTATAATTACGATGAGTTCTTTCAACTTAAGTTTGCTATGACAGGCACAGACTTGCGAGTGTTAAAAGAAAACGAAGACTACTTCAAAGCGTATGGTTCATCAACAGATGAACAAGAATACATCGACGACGAAGAAGATTTGTATGATGACGAGGATTACGAATCATTATACGAAACTTAACCTCCGCTGTGATCCCAAGATAAG